TGGCACATGACTTTTCTCCCTCCAAGATCCACTCATCGAGCGAATTCAAGAATGGCATTCTAAGAATACCATTCAGTGGACTCCCGTGCTCAGGAATGGCCACACGTAGACTTGCGTAGACATTAGTGGTCACGCGTGGACATTCCTTAGACCAATGCCTGTAATGGCGCAATACTCGCGAGATGCGGGTGTGTCCGGGCAAGGATGACGAGCCGTGCGGGCGGGATATCGGGCCCGACAAGCGGCGTCGCTATTGCCATGCCTGCGCGGCGCCCAGGATCGACACCTCGAAGGCAGCGCGGGCCGCCCGGCGCCAGGGGCTCCCGGAGCCCCCGCGTATCGGCTACCTGTCGCCCACACCGCACCCGAGCGGCGCAGGGCCTCAGCGGGCCGTGCAGCCCCTGCGCGAGGCATACGCGGCCCGGCTCGAAGCGATGGGCCGCGAGCGAAGCCCCGAGGGCCTGCTCGTGCTGTGGCTCGCGGAGCAACTCGACGGGGGCCTGGCGGGCACGGCGGCGGCCGGGATCACGGGGCGGCTCATGGCGGCGTGGGCCGAGGCGACGGCGGGCGCACCGCTGGAGCCTGACGCGCTCGACGAGCTGGCCAGCAAGCGGCGGGACCGGTACGGCGGCGCAGGGTGAGCCCGGTCCTGATCGACGCGTATTGCGGCGTCGGCGGGGCGACGCGCGGTTATCAGCGCGCCGGGTTCTACGTCGTGGGTATCGACAACCGGCCGCAACGGGACTACGGCGGGAACGAGTTCATTCTCGGCGACGTGCGGGACGTGCTGCCGGGATTGCTCGCGGATGCGGACGTGGTGCACGCCTCGCCCCCGTGCCAGCACTACAGCACCCCGACGAAAGGCACTAACAGAAACTCGGGCCGGGAACACTCGGACCTGATCCCTCGGACGCGGGAGATCCTCGCCGCGCATCCGATGACCATCCTCGAGAATGTTCAGAGCGCGCCGATTCGCCGGGACCTGCTGCTCTGCGGCGCCATGTTCGGGCTGTCCGTGCTGCGCCACCGCAATTTCGAGTTGAGCTTTCCCATTCCTCAGCCGCGCCACGATCCGCACGTAGGCCGCATCTCGGGATGGCGGCACGGGGAAGAGTTCACGGGCCCTTACGTGGCTGTCTACGGGCAGGGCGGCGGTAAGGGCAGCGTGCCGGAATGGCAGACCGCGATGGAAATTGATTGGACGGACAGCCGGCGATCTATTGCCGAGGCAATACCGCCGATGTATTCCCTTTACATTGGCTCCCACGTTCTCGCGGGCGTGACGGCATGACGGCCCTACTGACGGACGAGATGACCCGCCCGGCGCATCTGTGGATTCCCGAGCGTGCGGGCAGCTTCGGGTATGAGGCGATCGGGCTGTGCGAGCAAGCCGGGTTGACGTTCGACCCGGAACAGGCCATGGCTATCGACGCGATCATGAGCCACGACGCGGCGGGCGACTGGGTCGCGTCCGAGGTGGCGATCGTCGAGCCGCGCCAGAACGGGAAGACGAACCGGATTCTCATCCCGATCGGGCTGTGGCAGCTATTCATGGCCAATGACCCCGACGAAATCATCTGGACGGCGCACCGATTCAAGACGTCCAGCAAGAGTTTCGAGGACATGCGCAAGATCATTGACGGTTGCTATGAGCTGCGCAGGCGGGTCAGAAAGATCAGCGAATCGCACGGCGAGGAATCCATAGAGCTGATCACCGGCTCGAAGATGTCATTTCTGGCGAGGAGCAAGAGCGGTGGGCGGGGACTAGGCGGGCCACGGCCCATTCTCGACGAGGCTTTCGCGCTACAGGGCGGGCAGCTCGGCGCGCTGCTGCCGACGATCCTTGCCCGCCCGAATTCGCAGATCATGTACGCGTCGAGCGCGGGCCTCGCGGACTCGGGCCCGCTGCGCGAGGTGCGCGACCGGGGGCGCGAGGGCGGAGACCCCTCGCTCGTCTACATCGAATGGTGCGCCCCCGGCTCGTGGGAGGCGCCAGGCTGCGAACTCAAGCGATGCAATCACCATCGACGGACGGCGGGTTGCGCGCTCGACCGTGAGGAGAACATCCGGGCAGCGAATCCCGCGATCAAGCGGGGCCGGATCAAGCTCACCACGGTTCGCACGCTGCGCCGTTCCATGGAAGCGCAGGAATTCGGGCGCGAGATTCTCGGGTGGTGGGACGAGCCGGAAGTTCAGGACGTCGCCCCGATCAAGCTCGCGGACTGGGACCGCTGCGCGGCGGACTCGAAAGACCCTGAGAGCCGCATCGTGACGCCGATCGTGATTGCTCTGGACGTCGCCCCGGATCGCAGCTACGCGGCGATAGCGATTGCCGGGCGCCGGGCCGACGGCGTCAATCAGGGCGAACTCATCCGCTATGCGGGCGGCGTCGAATGGCTCGCGGACGAGCTGGCGGCGTTGACCGAGAAACACGAGCTGATGACGATCCGTACGCGGGAGGCGGGAAAGGTCCGCACGGCGGCGGTTCCCGCGATCGTGCTGGACCCCGCCGGACCGGCCGCCGCGCTGCTCCCGGACCTGCACCAACGGAAGATCTTCCCGATTCTCCTGACGGCCCGGGACCAGGGGGCCGCATGCGGGGGCCTACAGGACGCCGTGACGGCCGGGCCGTCCGCGTGGCGGCACCTAGGACAGGCACAGGTCGATCTCGCGGTAGAGGGGGCCGTGCGGCGGGATATCGGCGATGGCGGGTGGGCGTTCGGGCGCAGGCGTTCCGCGAAAGTTCAGGTCGATATCTGCCCGCTCGTCGCTCTGACGATGGCCCGATGGGGCTTGACCGTAGCGGACACACCCTCGGACGGGCCCAATGTCTACATTCTGTGAGGGAACGCTATGACCATTCCGTCCGGGCACGACGTTCTCATGGCCCCCACACCCGACGAGTTCGCGGCCGGGCGCGCGGCGTCCGTGGGGCGGGTACTGGCACGCGTCGATTCTGCTCGGGATTACGGGGCCGACTGGAATTACCCGGGCATGAGCGGCGCGGCAACCCTGCTCACGACCACCTATGGGGCGCAGGCGACGGAGAAGATTCTCCCGACATTCGTGGGGGCCACCACGGGCGCCTACAAGGACAATACCGTGGTGTTCTCGGTCATTCTCGCCCGGCTCATGCTGTTCAGTGAGGCGACGTTCAAGTTCCAGAATCTGACCAGCAAGAAACTCTACGGGAATGACAGTCTCCGCATCCTGGAATACCCGTGGCCGAACGGCACGACCGGGGAACTGCTCGCCCGCATGGAGCAAGACGCCTCCCTCGCCGGGAATGCGTACATCTGGAATGCGGGAACGCAGCTCGTGCGGCTGCGCCCGGACTGGGTAACCATTGTTTCGCGCGAGGACACGGACCGGCTGGGTCGTCCTTACCGCGTCATTGAGGGGTATTTCTGGGACCCTTCGATCGGCGGCGATTACCAGACTCCGCCGCAATTGTTCACGGTCGACGAGGTGGCGCACTGGGCGCCCATTCCCGATCCGCTCGCGAACTTCCGGGGAATGTCGTGGCTGACGCCGGTCCTGCGAGAGATCGAGTCGGACCAGGGGCTCACTGCATACAAGATCCAATACATGAACAATGCCGCGACGCCGAACATGATGCTTAAGTATTCGCAGAAGATCGGACAGGACACGATCGACCGCATCCGGGATCAGATGTCGGCGCGTCACAGCGGCGTGAACAATGCATTCAAGACCGTGATTCTCGACGAGGGCGCCGACCTTTCCGTCGTCGGCAACACCCTCGAAGCAATGAACTTCACCACCGTGCAGGCGGCGGGAGAGAACAGGATCGCGGCGGCGGGCGGCGTTCCCGGGATTGTCGTGGGCCTGAAAGAGGGGCTCATGGCGGCGACGTATTCGAACTACGCGCAGGCTATGCGCCGGTTCGCTGACATCACGATGCGGCCGAACTGGCGCAGCGTGTGTGCGTGCCTGCAATCCATCATTCCGAACATGCCTGAAAAGGGCGTGCGGTTGTGGTTCGACGTCTCGGACATCGCGGCGCTACGCCAGGGTGAGCTAGAGCAGGCGCAGACAATGCTGATCAATTCGCAGGCTGCGGCGCAGCTTGTGACGGCCGGATACGAACTCGATTCCATCGTGTCGGCCCTGACGTCCGGCGACCTGGGACAGCTCACCATCGCGCCACCGAAGCCCGTTCCGACGGTCCTCGCGCCGTTCGTTCCGGGCGCCGTAGCGGGGGCGGAAGCGAAACCCCCCGATCCGATGGCGGCGGCGATGAACGGCAAGCCCATGCCAGCCATGAACGGCGCAGGAGGGAAAGGGAAATGATCACCGAGGAAATCACGCCGGTCCGTACGTGCACGCGAGCATTCGCGATCGAGGATCTCACGGTGCGCAGCGATGGCAGCGGGCGGGTAGTCGAAGCCTACGCGGCGGTATTTAACGATCCGTCAGAGATCATGGATCAAGAGGGGCATTACGTCGAAGAGCTGGCGGCCGGATCGTTCACGAAGACCATTCGTGAGAAAGGTCCGACCGATAACGGGCCGGGGCGATTCGGGGTGTTGTTCAACCACGGGCGCACCGTTGACGGCGCGTCGAGCGACACCTACAGCATGCCGATCGGGGTACCGCTGGAGGTGGCCTCGGACGCGCGCGGCGTCTACACCGCGACCCGCTATCTGGACAACCCCGTCGCCTCGCAGGTGCTCGACGCGATCAAGGCGGGGGCGATCCGGGCGCAGTCGTTCAGCGGTCGTTTCATCAAGTCGGCGCGGACATGGCCGGACGGACGGGGCCGGGACGCCATGGCACGCATTGTGCGTCATGAGGTCGACATGCGCGAGTATGGCCCGGCCGTATTCGCTGCTTATGAGTCAGCGATGATCCTCGGCACGCGCGCCGAGGTGTTCCTCAATGCGCTACTCAGCGCGTCGCCCGACGAACGGCTATCGTTGCTCTCGCAGTTCGAGATCAACACGAGCACCACGGCTGGCACGAGCCCGGACGTTGCCGCGCGATTCGCGCGCATCGCCTACCGGCGCGGTCGCTGACACGGAAGACGTCGCCCCACTCACACGAGCCGGGGACGATGGCACGGCATAGCACTCCCTTTCCGGGGAGCCGCTGAATTCATTCAGCGTTCCGGAAAGGAATGTCATGGCCAATCGACTCGACGAGATCCGCACCCGTCAGGCGATCATCCGAGAGAATCTCGACACTCTCGAAGGCAAGGACGAGCAGACCGAGGACGACGCCGACCGCGCCGAGGCTCTCCTGCAGGAATTCGACGAGCTGGTCGAAGAGGGCAAGCCGTTGGCGGCCCGCGCGGCTCGGATCGAGAACGTCCGTCAGCTCATGCGGGACGAGAGCAACCGCGAGCGGTCGCAGGGCGACACTGGGGACCACGGCGAGAACTTCACGGGTGAGTCCCTCGGCGGCGACGAGGACGAGGCGCAGGCGGGCACACAGAGCCGCGCCGTTCGTCGCACGGCGCCGGATCTCATGCGGCGCACGAACCGCAACCCGTTCGACGAACTCGATTCCGTGCGCTCCCGGCTCATGGCCCCTGGAGAGGTTCGTTCCCGCGCGGCGCAGGCAATCGAGATGTATGCGAAGCGTACGGATCACTGGGGCATGGGTGACGACGCGGCGCAGAACGCCACGAACCTCGTGCAGCGGACCGGCAAGGAATTCGGTACGGCCGTTGCGCGTCAGGTGCTCGTCACGGGGGCGCCGGAATACCTCGCGGCGTTCGAGAACTACCTGAGCGATCCGGGCGGCATGAGCGCGCGTGCTGCGCTGTCGCTCACTCCGGCCAACGGCGGGTATTTAGTGCCGTTTACGTTGGATCCAACGATCATCTTGACAAATGCTGGATCCGCGAATCCCTATCGCAGGCTCGCGAACGTCAAGACGACCACGACGAACAACTGGAACGGCGTCACCAGCGCGGGCG